TGTGCCAAACACTTCAGGGCGGAGCAAGTGGTTGATGTACTGACTGGGCACTGCTTCTTCAACACCTTGTACCACAATTTGTTTGTGGAGCCAGAATGTTTCTTCCCACGGATCCCAATAGGCCAGGGTGATCACGGTCTTGTCGTTGACTAATCCCAAGTCCAGTGCAATGACCCGTTGGATATTTGGCATTTCGCGGAAGTTGAAATCTCCAGGACGGTAGGTTGGCCAAGAGCGAAGTTGGAAAACAGCACCTTTGCCCATGATAGGCCGCCCTTGGATACGAGCCTCGCGTTCGTGCGGAAGATAATCTCGCTCCAGTTGGGCTCGGGTTGAGGCAAGTAGGAAGGGCTCTCCCCAAGGGTCATATTCGGGCACATCGTCCCAACTGACCCTAATATAATCATAGCCCGACTCACGATTCCAGAACTTGGATACCAAGCCGTTGAGTCCCTTAAGAGGCGTAAACGAGCAGAGAACCATGCCTTGTGTTGTTGCAGTTCTGGTGACAATTTCTGAGAAGAAGTCATCGGGTGGTTGTTCATCAAATACCGCCAAGTCCAGTTTGAAACCCTGCAACTGGCGGACCTCCTGTGTGTAGTTAGCAAACAGCAAATAACTGCGTCCACCAGAGGCGTGCAGTATCTCACAGCCTATGCAGTTAGCACCATCATTGCGCATGGTATCTGTCACAATGGCTGCACGTGGTATAGCACCAGTGCCCAGTTGTTGTTGCAGTTTGACATCGGGTGTGCCCAACAGTTCTTGTTGTAGCACAAGAGCAACCTGGCTCCAACCTTCACCAGCAACCATCACTGTGACAGGCCGGTCAAAGCGATGGCCTTGCCACCAGTCTGGATACTGTCCAGTAAGGTGCATGGCAGTTTCATAGCAGGTGCTTACTGTTTTACCAATACGGTTGGCAGCAAGAATACCTCTACGGTCGTTCTGGGTAGTGAAGAATTTCAGCTGGTGTGCAAATGGTCTGAAGTATCGCAGTTGATTGAACTGCATGTCATCAGCCACAGCAGTCACCAGGTCTTGTAGGCGTAGTTGTTGGTCTGTGGTCAGTGTCACATACTGAGCAGGCTCAATGTCGTGCTGATCACAAACCCAACGCACAGCTCGACGCATTAGAACGCTGGGATTGATCACGACTTACTCCCAGCTTTGGCGTATCAAGTCCAGGTGATACAGTGCTTGTGCTAGGTCAGCAATCTCGTGTGTTGTTGCTGGCCATGTGTCAGGATCAGCAAGATCAGTGCCTTCTGGCTTGTTGAGGCAGTTCATGAGTCGTTCGTTGACCAGGCGCATTGAATGCTGCAAGTATCCTGGAAACTTGATCACAAAGGCTTCGCGGTTTACGGCCATGACCTTTTGCTGGATCTTGGTGTCGACCACTCGTCGAGCCTCTGTGGCTGCTCGGATCTCAGCGTCACGCATCTGGGGAGTGATATCACTCATTGCCCAAGTCCCAGGGATTGATAGCAGCCTTCATGTCAAGACTGATAAAGTCTCGGTCCACATAACGCACCCATTGGTTGGAGTCATTGTAGCGGAATGTCTGCATCATGGCACGCAGTCTGCGGCCAATGGGAGTGAGTGTGCCATCTTCACGCTGAACCAATTGTTCGCCTGTGCGTGGATCAACCCAACGAATGATTTCAGGACGCACTTTGCCCCACTTGTCAATCTTTTCACCATAAGGGCGTGGTTCAATAGGACCCAGCACTTCATAGGTGATTTCGCCTGTGCGATACTTGCGGAATGTGCAGTGCATCTTGCGACCCTGTGCGTGATATTCTGGATCACTATGTGGCACAAAGGCAGTGAAGAATTCGTTTTGCACTTCTGTGCGTGGTGGTAGGCTGGCCAGGCGTTCAGGCAAGGTTTTCATGGGCTCTTCAGGCACAAGATCAGTCTTCTCCAGGTAAGGATTGTCTTTGCCCAGGTAAGCAGGATCAACTTCCGAACCGTTGAGCACATCCATGGCCACTTGGTATTTGAGTTTGTTTGAGCGACCTTTGAGGTTCAACACAATGCCAGTTTCGTCGAACACAAAGCGTTCAAGGTCTCGGGCAGTGGGAAAGTCAGTCATGAGGCCGTCCAGGTCATATTCAACCTGGGTGGCCAATTGTTGCTCAAGATTTTTTTTTGGTGCTGCGGCCTTTGCGGGCTTTACAGTCTTGGAGGTGGGCTCTTCGTCAGCCCAAGGGTTGGTGGTTTGATCAGTCATATCAGTTCCTTACAGTTATAGATCAGAAAACAGCCAGTGCCCTGGGCACTGACTGTGAATAGGCTGTTTAGGCCTTGTTGCCTTTTGTAGGTCCTCGTCCCACATTTACCATGGGTTTGAGTCCTTCCACTGCGGCGTCGCGGAAGCCTTTCATTTTGCGGCCACGGTTGGCCACAGCGTCACTTACCATGTCAGCAAGAGCACTGCGTTCATTACCAGATTTGGCTTTGGCTGTCATGAACTGTTCACGCTTGCTTGCAGTACCAGCGTTGCCTGTTGTGGGTCCACGCTTTTGGTTGATGGGTTTAGATTCTGGATTGGTTTTCATTGTTGTTCCTTACTTGTACTGTGTCACGCCAGGTGTCACAAACACATTGCCTGTGGCACTGTCGCCAGCAGCACTTAGATACACAGGCCCAGTGCGGTAGTGTGAGTCAATGCCAATCATGGCATAACCAAACGGTGCGATCACTGTGCCTATGCCATTGGCTCCTGATGTAGGGATGCTGGCGTTGGTGTCCAGTGGATCAAAACTCACATTGACCACAACCACATTGGCAGTGTCTGGGTTCACAACATACAGCACATTGGGCACGCCTAACGCACCCATGTCCAGGGTCACGCTGTTGTCTGTTGAGTCATCAGTGTAGGGCAGTATCACTGATGGACCTTGGGGGATAAATGGGATCATGGTGTCAGGTTCCTATTAGTATTGCTTCTTGGGGCCATAGTTGATGCCTTCGGTGCTGCCTGGGGCAACAGGACGACTACCACGACTTGTGGCACCATAACTTGTGCCGCCACCTTGACCAATACGAATGTTGTCAGGTGCGGGCTTGCGTACTTGTGTGCCACCTGCACCACGGTCTTGATGACCACGGTTGATGTTGTCGCGTACACTGCCTTGTGCGGGCACTGCGGGCAGGGCTGATGTGGGAGGACGACGACCTTTGTCTTTGGTCACTGAAGCACCCAAGTTCTTTGGAGTGTCGCACATGCCGTCGTTGCCTCGGGTGGGGCCACGACCAAAGTTTACTTCACGACCATCATTAGAGTGTCCTGACCACTTGTTGTGTGCAAACTTTGAACTGCGGCTGGGGCTCATGCTTTCCATGCCATCAAAATTCAAGTTGGTATCTCGTTGTGTACCTGCTGGTTTCATTTTTGTTTTCCTTTTGACTTCGAAGTCTTTGCTGCCGATCGCTTGGTGGCATACGCGATAGCCACAGCCTGACGAGGCGGTTTCCCCGCTGCGATTTCTGTCTTGACATTTTTGTCAAACGCTTGTTTTGATTTGGACTTTATCAACGGCATATGATTATTTAGTGTTTCTTGGCTATACCAGCTATTTGGGCTATGGCTTCTGCAAAAGCTGCTGATTTTTGTGCCACTGTGTCTGCACTGTCTACTGTGGTCACTTCAGTTTTGTCAGCAATCATCTTGTTCATGAATGCTTTGTCGTAGTCGCGAACACCATTCCAGTCTTCACGAGCAATGGCTTGAACATAGTTCTGTGCCAGGAGTTCACCATAGGGGCGACCAGCCGTGGTGTGTATGGTGGTCATGAGTTCTTCAATCCGGATCTTGTTGGTTGATCCTACGGGACGGCCAGCACCTTTGCGAGCACCACCACGACTGGGTGCCTTCTTACGCACTTTTGGTTGATCTGATTGTTTTTCCGTTGTCATGCAGATATTTAGCGGAAACAAAAAAGCCCTGCGTTTAACAGGGCCAAAACCTATAAACAGGGAGGCTTTAGGTTTTCTTCATTTTCATTGTTTCCATAATCCATACACGATTATCTTCAATGCCTGCTTGAATGTCATCAAGACTTTTGCCAAGAGCCAGTTCGTGATTGATAAATTCTGTTGGTTCTACATTGTTTGAAATGTCGTCGTATGATCTCATTAGCAATGCTTTGTATTCTAATAGTTGTTCTTGTGTGCGTTCTGTCATTTTAATTCCTTTGTAGGAAAGCCCTTTCGGGCTTTGTTTTATTTCTTTCTAACTATTACGCTGAACTCGTAATGGTCCAGGATATCAGCAGGACCAAGACTACTGTGTGCAATCCTGGGATCTACTTTGTCTTCAGGGAAGGCCTTTTGGGCTGCTTCATACAAGAACTTTAGTTGGTTCCTGTATTCTTGTTCTACTGATTCAAGATATGCTTTGGCTGATTTATCATGCTTGGCATCTTGTTTGACCATTTCTAACTTGGTAAAAGTTTTGAGAACTGGTGTGATAAAATCAACAACGCGACTGTTGTCTTTCATGATATCTAATGTGATGTCTTGTGGTGTTTGCATTGTAAGCC